GATCCAGTATCCCGCCAACTGGCTGCGCCTTGCCAGCCCCGCAGAGCGTGCTGCCATTGGCATAACCGAGGTGGCTGATCCGGTGCCGCACGACGACAGATTCTTTTGGGCCCCAGGCGTGCCTAAGTTGCTGGATGACCGCGAGGAGTCTGACGCAGACGGCAATCCTCTGTTCGTCAAGGTGCTGGGCACAGTGGACGGCAAGCCTGCAATGGTGGACAGCACCGAGCGTCTGGTCACCAAAGGCCTGAAGTCTCAATTCGTCGCCCAGGTCAAGGCTACTGCTGGCTCTCTGCTCGCACCTACCGACTGGAAGGTGACCCGTGCTGCCGAGGGCGTGAAGGCTGTAGACGCTGACACGCTGGCTGCACGCGCTGCTATCCGCGCTGCGTCGGATGCTAATGAGACGGCAATCAAGGCTTGCACTACTGTGGAGCAGCTCGCTGCATTGCAACTGACATGGCCTAAGTAAAGGAGTAGATCGTGGAGCCGACTGAGATCGACCCCATTCGTTACGGGGCCATGTGGCAGCGCGTGCAGGACTACGAGCGCCGATTTGAAGTGATCGACAAGAAGCTGGACAAGATGGAGCGCCAGCTAGAAGACCTTGTCGCCCTTGCCAACAAGGGGCGCGGTGGCTTCTGGATGGGCATGACTATAGCCAGCATGGTCGGTGCTGTTGTGACCTGGGCGGCAGGCCACTTCAAAGGTAGCTGAGATGATCGATCCATTGACTGCGTTCGCCACGGCCCAGGCAGCAGTCGCTGGGATTCAGAAGGCTATCAAGCTGGGTAAGGATATCAACCAGCTAGTCGGCGAGTTCGGAAAATTTTTCGACGCTAAAGACATAGTCCAGAAGGCTGCCAACGACAACGGCAAGAAGGGCCAGAGCGACACCGGCAAAGCCATGGAAATCGTCATGCAGGCCAACGCCTTGCGCGAGGCCGAGGAGCAGCTTAAACATCAATTAGTCTATGGCGGCTACCCTGAGCTGTGGGAGCAGATGCTCAAGGAGCGCATGAAGATCAAGCATGCCCGCGAGAAGGCCGAGCGTGCTGCCAAGATTGAACGCAAGCGTGTGGTAGCCCAGCGCATCCTGGCCGCCCAGATCATTGGCGGTGCCATTGCCGTCATCATCATTGGGGTGATCGTCATCTTCATCATCAGGCAGGCAATGCAATGAAGTATCTAGTCCTAGCTTGCGCCTTCCTACTGGCCGGGTGCGAGGAGCGGTTCCGCTATGAGTGCCAGAACCCCAAGCATTGGCAGCGTGCAGACTGTGTGCGCCCGATGTGTGCCATCAATGGTGTCTGCCCTGATCAACTCAACAAGCCCACCGACATGAAGATGGAGAATGAAAAATGAGGTACAGCCCTGAACAACTTGACTCCATACTGCGCTTTATCATCGGCGTGGTGTTTGCCCTGACCGTCATGGGCATGGTGTTCTTTTCGCTCTACTCGCTGGTGTTCGTGACCCAGCCCATGAGTGGCATTGCCCCTGCCGATAAGCAGTTCTTCTTTCTGCTGTCGGACATGAGCAAGTACATCCTGGGCAGCTTGGCCACCCTGCTGGCCATCAAGGGCAAGGACATCTTGAACAGCAAGGCACCGCCTGAGGAGCCAGCGCCAAAGCCTGAGCCTGAGCCCGAGCCGAAACCTGAAGAGAAGAAGGAGTAATCATGCTACCTCTGGGCGCACTGTTGGAAGTTGGCGGCAAGCTAGTAGATAAGCTGATCCCTGACCCGGAAGCCAAGGCCAAGGCCCAGGCAGAACTGGCCAAGCTGGCGCAGGATGGCGAGCTGGCCAAGATGGCCAACGACACCAAGCTGTTTGAGACCGAGCAGAACAACCTGACCGAGCGCCTCAAGGCTGACATGGGCAGCGACTCCTGGCTGTCCAAGAACATCCGGCCCATGACGCTGATCTTCATCCTGGCTGGCTATTTCACCTTTGCCATGATGAGCGCCTTTGGCAAGGACACGAATGAAAGCTACGTCCAACTGCTCGGGCAGTGGGGGATGCTGATCATGTCGTTCTATTTTGGTGGCCGCACCCTGGAAAAGATCATGGATATGAAGGCTAAGAAATGACCATCCTCTCACTGACAGAAGCCCTGACTAAGCTGAAGATTGACCCGGTGTGGGCCGAGCCCCTGGCCGAGGTTTTCCACCGCTACGAGATCAACACCCCTGAGCGGCAGGCTGCCTTCATTGGCCAGTGCGCCCACGAATCTGGCAACTTCAAGACGCTGGAAGAGAACCTGAATTATTCGGCTGAATCGCTGATGAAGGTGTGGCCCAGCCGCTTCCCTACGCTGGAGGCTGCCAAGCCATACCACCGCAACCCTGAGAAGATCGCCAATAAGGTCTATGGTGGCCGCATGGGCAACGGCCCGGAGGAGACTGGCGACGGCTGGCTGTACCACGGCCGTGGCCTGATCCAGCTCACGGGCAAGGACAACTATATGCTGGCCTCCGATGCCCTGAGCATGGACTTCATCCACTCCCCTGACTATGTGCTGGTGCCCAAGTACGCGGCCCTGACGGCTGGCTGGTACTGGAACAAGCGCAGCCTGAACAAAGAGGCCGATGCAAAAGACTACACCGCCATGACCAAAAAGATCAATGGCGGTGTGATCGGCCTGGATGACCGTATCAAGCACATCACGCACGCGCTTGAGGTGCTTGCATGATCATGGAACCAGCGGCCCGTGTCTCCCGGTAACCCCGCCCATGATTCGCCCCGGCCTAGTGCCGGGGCTTTTTTCACTGTGCTGCGCCAAGCGCCCGGATGCGCTTTTGGTATGACGCGGTGTGCTTGATCCGGGTGACGCTGTCGATTTTTTCCAGCGTTTCTTTGTTCAAATCCTTCAGCTCGCGCAGCTTGGTCATGCGCTCACGGGCCGGCAACTTGGAGGTGTTGGCCATCTTCTCGGCCAGCGCCTCATACGCCTCAGCCCACTGCTCTAGGGTCTGGTGCGTGCTGAATGGCTGATCCTTGCCGGGCACCATGATGGCAAAGCCGCCAGCCTGGGGCTCGGCCTCCACCACCTCGACAACCTCGGCCACCTCGACCACCTCCTCGACCAGCTCGACAGGCTCAGGCTCCTGCACCTGCACCACCTCCAGCACCTCGGGCGCTGCGGGTGGGGCCAGGGCATCCAGCGGGTTGCGTGCTGCCTTGGGCTTGGCTTCATCCGGGAAGTCCTGCGCCTCCTCGGCGGTGATCAGGCCCTTGAGCACATCCGGGAAGGCATCCCGCAGGGCAAAGCCACGGGCACGCATGGCCAGCATCCGCTTGGGGTAGGCCTGCCAGGGGCCTTGCTTGCCCCACAATCCTGCCCGCTTGGCATCCTCGACGGAGAACTTGGCGGTCACTGGTTTGCGGCCCTTGCGGTGGGCAACGCAGACGGCCACGGGGTTGGGCGTGCCCTCGCCCTCCATGTACTCCTCGACACCCTCGCAGACCGGGCTGGCCTGCACCAGGGCCATGGCTGCATCCCCGTAGACGCTGGGCTTGCCGTTGATGACAGCAATGTTTTGCAGCGCCTGCATGGGGGCGAGGCCAATCTCATAGCCCCATTGCACACAGACCATGATGTCCTGCGGCTTGCCTTGATAGGCACGGGGCACCATGGAGCTGTCGGCCAGCATCTTGCTGAACTCCATGGCCTCGGTGATGGTGGCCGGGGCAAATCCTTGGCGGGTAACGGCAAGCTGTGTCATTTGATCTCCTTGATCTTCAGCGTTGATTGACGGGTGCTGTATGCCTCCTTAGCGGGCACAAGGCGCTCGGCCTGGGCAGAGTAGTGGCGCATGGGCCACTGGATCAGCAGGTTGCCAGCCCTGCCGGTCTGAGCTTGCTTAAGTAATTTTTTCAGCTCCAACTCGGCCTCTTCGATGTCGTCCTTGGCATCACGCATGGCGGCCTTGGCATCCAGGATCTTTTGCGCCCAGGTGGCCGCGGCCTCTGGCAGCTCGACTTCCTTGCTTTCGACGGGCGTAGGGTAAACCCTGTCCATGTCTTCGCTG